GGCATGGTCTACTCCCTCTCGTTTTCTGAATCTACGGCGATGATTTCCAGAAGATTATGCGCGTCCTCCTCGCCGTAAATCGTTTGCAATTCATTCAATGTCGCCAATCGTCTGCCGACAATTACCCCTATTATTTTGGGGACGTTCGCGTACCCGGCTTGTGCTTTCTCGCCTCCAGCGTGTTGCCGAGAGATTCCGAGAGACCGGCGGCGAGCGAAAAATCCAGATGAAGTTTCAGTACCTCCCATTTGAGCATGAGCAACGTCTTGACTTCTTCGACCTGGCTCTCAAACAGCGGGTATCCCACCTTGACCTGCGGCTTTTGCGGATTAGGAATGAATTCAACGCACTCCATCAGTTCGGCGAGTAGCGGCCTGATCGAAACAGCGTCAATCGCAAACAGCTTCTTGAGGCCAATTTCCGCAAGCGCAGCCATACCCAACTGCAAGGCTCCGTCAGGAATATCCACGTTGGCCGCTCCGAGCGCAAGCATCACGCGAATAGCCCAGTCTTCCGCTTTTGTCGCGGCCATCTCTGTGAGCAGGAACGTCTTTCCTTTATCCCTGCCCTCAGAGTCCAATGTGTAGGTACTGGTTTTGCGCATAGTGCCCTCCAATTTAGCTAGCTGACTGAGGGCTGAATTGACGCCCAGTTGATCGAAAATTCGCGCATTGTCAGAACCTTGCCTGCCGATGCAACTGAGTTGTAATCCTCCAACGTGCCCTTATTGCACACGTAGGACTCGCCAGTTGCGGGCAGATCGATAGTCGCCGAGATATAGTACACGTCGCGGGCCGCTCGCTGTGCAGCGAAGATCGACTCAAAAATCTGGACGCTAGGAGAATCGGCCTGGAATGCGAATGTCTGCTTTACGGGGTTGAAAACCAAGCCCGCTGTCTTGCGGCCATCCACGCCGATTTGCGTTTCAGTGACCACGACAGCCGCTGTGTCCCATGCCTTGTCAGCCGAGTATCCCTGGAGTTGCACGGGAGACGGGAAAAGCCCCGCGACTGTCATGCTGACTACCGAATTTGCAGAGGTGATCGTGCTTGCTCCGCCCGTCACCGCGTTCGTAAATGCTCCCATACGTCACCTCTTAAAGAATGTCGATGCTCGAAAGGCTGAAATTTTGGACTGCTCCACCATCTGCGTACCATAGGTTCAGGATCGGCGTTTGTCTTGCATTCCTCGCTTGCGCACCCGGATCGAGAATCTGCAAGTAGTAGCCGTTGGATTGAATCGTTCCCGCCACGCTTGCGCCAGCGGCATTGTTTACCACAGCGGCTTGAGTCGATGAAAGTGTGACGCCGGTCTGAATCACGCCAGCATTGAGCGCGTTGTTGATTGGCCCATCAAACGTCACTCCGCCATTGGCTGTCGGCTGACCCACCAGGGCTGCGCGAATCAGTCCGTAGCCAGTCGGGTCATAAGGAATATCGTTCACCGCCGTGTAGAGATTGAGTAAGGCGAGTTGGAGTTGTGCGCTCAACCAGATTTGATTGACGTACTGATCAGCCCACGGGAACGCTCCTGGCATATTGCCGTTCGAAAAGAACGTGAATCCGGCATTGCGCGATGCAAAGGCTCCGTAGCAGTTATAGCCGTTTGCAAGCAGATTCGTGTAGGTCTGGAGGTTTGCGCACGTCGGAAGGACCGCAGCCGCCATAGCCGATTTCCCAGCCAGCGTAATGCGCCCGTTGGTTTGTGAGAAGTTGATGGAGGCAATCATGCCCTGTACGAAGGCCGCAGTGTTCAGAACCAGAGGGGCAAGCGAACCAAGAGAGGGATCGCCACCGATACACATCACGCCATTGTAATTGTTTGTTTTCGCTACCACTCCGAATGGTTCGGTTGCGTTCTGAGTGCAGGCCAGCACGTCGCTATCCCACATCACCGCGAGATACTCATCATCCTGTTCGCTGAACCATGCTGCGAACAACTCCTTGGAGGCAAGAGAGGGTTCGATAAGATAACTCATCGTCGCCCAGTTCTGGGAAACCGCCACCACGTTGTTCATGGCGCTTGCGGGGGTATCAGCGGCAGCACCCTGTGAAAGCGTTGCTCCGGTTGCTTGTGTGAGGTACAGATCGGCAGCAAGCGTGCCTGTTGCGTAGGCGATAGTCTCCGTTGCTCCGGTCAGCGTGCTTGTGAAAACAAACGTACCTTGCACCGCGTTCCACGTCACCGCAAACGGAGGCGATGTGAAAGCAGCCTGAATCGCTGCCGCCATCAGGCTTTGGCTTGCAACTCCAGTAAGATTGATGGAGCTTGATGTCAGAGGCACACCAGCAAAATCAATGGTCAGCGTTCCACTGTAGCCTTGGAGCGTAGCCAGCGGAACAGTTGCTAGAGAACCAGAAGCAAGCCAACCGGCCCGCGCCGCCGCGTTGAATGGTGCAAACAGGATTGCCGATGGCAGTTGTGTGCTGTTCACATACCCAGCAAAGTAGATTGACGCGTAAGCATATTCAGCCGACGATGGCCCAAAGTAGCTTGACACTGCTGTTGCGCTGGCAAAGCTAAGAACTTGCCCAGCGGGCATCAGGGGGTTTTGCGTCAGTACAAGGCCGCTCATCACTAGCCCTGCCCCACCAGGACTCAATACGCCGGGGATTACGTTTGCAATTTGCGAAGCCGGGATCGTCATTGTTTCTCCTTATGCATCCACATCGTCAAGAATGTTCATTTCCAAACTGTCCGCCGATTGCAAGGGCACTACCACAATCGGATTGTACTGCAAACTCATAGTTAGCGCCCATCTTCGTTCGTATTGTTCCTCTCCCGTAATCAGCGGTGATTCGTTGCCGTCATCGCAATAGAGCGGCGCGATACCTGCCGGGAATTGCGCGGTGGCATAGGGCGTGCGCCAAACCGTCTTGACCGCCGCGCACCAGTCGCCAGCCGATGCGCCGTAAAAGTCAGCTTGAATCATTAGGCGCTTGGGCCCGATAATGTCACTCTGAAAATTTACCCCGTCGTATGTGGAGCGAGGGACTTCAAGATCACTACTTGCAATCTCGGTCAGTTCAACAAAGCTCCCTACCGGCATAGCAACCCGGTTCACCTGAGCGCGGATGACTTGAGCGGCTCCCACGAACGGCTGTATGAACGCGCCGAGCGCATCGAACACTGAGTCGAGCGCGATGGAGGGCACGTATTGAATTGGGGCGCTCATGATTGCGCCCCTACGTCTTGGAGGATTATTGCAGCCCTAGTCCAGAGAGGCCACTGCTCAAGTATAGCCGTAGTGAGCCACGTTTCTCCGTCGATTGTAACCAAGTCTCCGCCTTTGGAATTGGTACGAACCACGGCGTTCAAGTTTCCGCGAAGGATAATTGAGTGGGTTGCGCCCTGGATATTAAGGTCGTCAAGATGTTTTAGGTCTGCTTGAATGAGCGCCTGGACCTGAGCGAATCCAGTAACGGGAGCGGTGTAGCTCGGAACCTGCTTGAGTCCGGAACCGATAGTATAGCCAGTCGAGGCTTGCACGGTGACCAATATGTTTGGATTAATGGTATCGGTCGATTGGTTTGCAATTCCACGCAGGTCCATTACTGGCTCACCTTATAGCTCGTCGATGCCAACATGGTACCCGACCACACAAGCGGCTTTGCCTGCGTTCCTGATGCAACCGGCTCACCTGCTGCAACATCCCTTTGCGCCTGCACCACATCACGGGCGCGAATGTTCTGTGGATTGTTGCCAAACTTGTAGCGCAAGCGAAGCGTGGTCTGCGAGAGCGGCGGCGCGGTCAAGTCGATAATGCTTTGCTTGAGTGCCCCCTCAATCTCTTCGCCCATGAACGCCAGAGTCCGATGCCCGTCCATCTTGCTGCGCTTCAATTCGCCGGCCATCATCTCAGGCCATTTGCCGGACTCGTTCGATACCATTGTGCGGAAGAAGGGGCGCGGCGGTGCAGGGAACCTGCCCTTGTGTCCAAACTCATTCCAGAACGCAATCGGAGCCTGGTCGCTGTCGATGAAGCCCACCTGAACCGTTCCATGCGCCCGCTTTCCCAAGTCGAGGAGCTTGGCTGTCACCGCATCGGACATCTTTATTGCTCTGGTAGCCAAATCGGCACCTGTTCCTCGAAAACCCCATCGCAAGAAAACTTGACCGCTGAAACTGTCGGCAACTCCAACTCTTCATTCTCGATTCGCTCCAGATCGCGCTTCAACTCGGAAGCGTCAATCGAGAGCGTGACCGTCATACCGGACGAGCGGAGCCAATGAACCCTTCCACCCGCGTCGGGTTAGAAAAATACTTCATGCCGCGATAACAAGTAGTCGCCTGCCAGAACGCCGCTCCGTAGGCGCTTTGTTGGAACCACGCGCCCGTTCCAGGCGTCGCTGGCGTGAAGTCGAACGTAGCCCCCACCGCGCCCTCATTGGCAGCACTGACGCGCCCCACGGGCCGAGGCTGGCCATCTGCGGTGAGTATTCCGCCAAGAAACGCAATGTGCGCTGTTACCATGTTGAGCAGCGCACCGCGAATATTCACGTCCTGCACCACACTGCAATCTGTGTTATTGAGGTATAGGCCAGCTTCCGCAAACATCGAAGAGAACAGCGACGGATTAACGTTGTAGGCCTCTGTGAACTCAGGGTAGCGGCCTACGAAAATGGCGGGATTGAACGAGGCAATCACGAATTGGCAGGCTCCATTACAACACCATCAATTTTGGCCGTCTTGCTCATCGGCTCGAACCCCGTTTTGACCTTCTCCGCGTTCTTTGCCTTCGACTGCGCTTCCTGCTCAGAATGCGCCTCGAATACAGCCCGCGTCTTCAAAGGTCCAAACCCCTCGTATGCTTCTTTCCATGCGGCCCAAAACTCAGCATCGACAGGCGTGGTAGAAAACATCTTGGGCGGAAGATAGAGGCCGCTTTCAGTCTTCGCCTCGTAAACCCCCGCAAGCGTCACTGTCAGGTTGCGGTTCTTGGGGTGATGCAACACAAGGCCGTTTGGTAGACGGCAACCAATGAGAACTGTTTCCTTTGCCATGGTTCCCTTTCAAGGAGCGGCGCTAGGCCGCGCTGAGGCCGCATCTCTGCGACTCCTGTTGAACTGCTAGACGCCGAGTAATTGGGCGATTAAGAATGGACGGAAGAGCAAAGTCCCCCATGTGCCTTGGCTGGTCTTCTGCTTGAAACTCGACAGCTCAATCTTGATCGGATGCGCACGCAGCTTCTCGGTAAAGGCGGTGGTTGCCGTCCTTTGTCCCTGCATCTCATCCGCGATCAACTGCACAAGGTTTCCAGAGGCGGTCGAGTATTCCGGCGCCGTCTCGATCTTCATCTTCGGGAAGTTTTTCTTGAGCATATCCTGCACGTTGACGTTATATTGATTGGTCAAGGTGAGATATACCTGCGAAGTGGGAGACATGACCAGCGTCAAAGGAGAGGCCATGTCAAGTTCGACAAGGCCGTTGGCCTGGGAGACAAGCTGTCCATAGAGCGCCTTGATGTCGTTGTAGACAGCAACCGCTCCATTTGTGAGGTCAGTTGCCTTCTGCGCCCACGTTACAAGGCTGCTCCCGGTCGTGGTATCGGCGATGGGAGCAATCGGGGCCGAGAGCGACGGGTCATTGAGCAAACCGTAGTTTGCCAGCCCCGCGATACCGAAGAAATAGCTCTTGTTCTGAAACTTGTTCAGCGTCAGAACCGAAGCGATTCTTTGTCGGTTAGCCCAGTCGATGCGCGCAAGGCCCATCTTTTCCAGTTCGCGCTCGCCCCACTGAGTGATGACCTGGTAGGTATACGACTGGCGTTGCACCCAGTTCACGTTCGCGCCAGCGATGCCTGACTCAGCGTAGTCGCCGTAGGAAGAAACCATGCCAGTAGATTCGACAATGGGGAACATCGCTGTTTCCAAAGTCCAATCACCCTTCTTGGTTTCCTCGCCGACGATCTCCGTCGCCTTCATCGGAGCCACAAGGACTTCAATCACCTTCGGGTCGATGTAGGTAGACAGAAACGCAGGGATTCCGCTGTTCGAGACTGTCACCAAGGCGGGTTGAGCATCCATAGCCAGCCGACCACCGCGTTCCTTTTCGGTCTGCTGCAACTGGGCATCAACCCCCATGAAATTGATGCCCCACTTCTGCGATACTGATTCAAGATGACGGTCCATTACGCACCCCACGTCGAGATTTGTACCAGTTCGCCGACGTTGCAAACGGACTGGGCTGTAAAGTTGGTGAGGATTCCTCCCGCAGTGACGACAATTGTTCCGCTGGAAGTGTAGGCTGTGCCCGGAATGTTGAGGTTATAGAGTCCAACCCCACCAAGAGTGCCGCTGATGAAGGATTCAATACTGCTCCCAGCCGGGATTCCACCGGTGGCTGTGACGGGCGCGCCAATCGCCAGTGTTCCGGTAATAGCGGTAATGTCCAGCACCGTTCCAAACGTGGTGACGCCGGTTGCGCTGGCCACATACTGAGTTCCGGGCGAGCTGACGGTATAGACGCCCGCAGTTGCCACGCCGCCACCGCTAACCACGCCAGTCACAGTGGCACCAATCGGGAAGCCTGTGCCGCCGCTGATAGTATCGCCAACAGAAACGAGACCGGTTGAAACAGTGACTTTGACCACATTTCCGAAAGTGGTGATAGTCGCCGCCGCCGCTGTGTTCGCTTCGTTCAGCGTGTATACTCCCGCGCCACCCGATGTCCCACTCACAAAGCCGACAATCTGCGTCCCAGCGGTAATGCCGACGCCGGAGATTGTATCGCCAATTGAAACCAGACCAGTGACCGCAGAGAGCGTGATCTGGTAGGCGTTGCCGACTACCGCAGTGCCAGTGCTGGTGGAACCCAGCGAGGCGGTATTGGTTGAACCGAGAGTCGCCGTAACGCTCGAAGGAACAGCCGGAAGCGAGGCTGCGCCCGGCAGAACCGATCCATCAGCATAAGCCGCATAGATCGCTTCATTTATGGTAGTGGACGATGTACCCGCATTGGTTGCCAGGAAATCTCCTGCAACCATCAGCGTCACAGGGAAGCCGGGGGGAATGAGCATACCGGCCGTTTGCAAGTATTGCGTGAGCAAGCCTTGCTGATCCCGATGAACGAATCCCCTCGGAATGGTTCCGGCCTGACCGTAGTTGGTCACTGTGCGATTATCGGATTCTACCCATGCAAATTTTCCGATAGTAACACCATTCGGACCCGCGATGAACGCCCCTGTCTCTGGCGTGAGGGCGGTTGACCGTGGATTGGCGCTGGCAAAGTCTCCCGCAACCCCCAAAGGGTTCTGCTGGTTGACTCGCGTCTGAAAACTACCGATTAAAGGACTTCCCATGATCGTCTCCTCACATCACCTGAATTTGACGGCCTGCGCCGGTGAACTTCTCTTCCACTGAAACCGCATCGAACGCTTGCCGCACTGCGGGCTTGGAAGCCTGTTGTGCGAGATTGAAAAGCGCCCGAAGAGCCGGCACGCCAACCACATCCTTGTGGTCAACCTTCATCTGGTCAAGGGCGAAGCTGTAGATGCCTTCCGCCGAATCCTGAGCCAGCACGTCCCCAACCACCGTGCGAACAGCGCGGCGCGCTTCGTCGGCGGCGCGAAGGTCAGCTTTGAACTCATCCATTGC